GCAGTCCAACCCGAATATTGTGAAGCTCTGGTGGGACGTGGACCGGGCGGCGCTTGAGGCTGTCCGCAACAAGCACACCAACAGTACGCATGGACGTTTATGCGCGACAGGAATATGTCAGCGATCCGGACAGCCCAACCCAGCCAAAAGGCACCGTGGCCCGTACCAGCGTCAGCAATCTGGAGATCTGGTGCGAATGCTTCGGTAAACGCAAAGAGGATATCAAGCCCTCCGACTCTTACGCAATTGCCGCGATCATGCTTCGCATCGAAGGCTGGCAAAGAAGTGACAAGCGGGAAATTCTACCCATCTACGGCAGGCAGCGTTTGTATAAGCGCGAATGAGCATATCATCGGACAACCTCCGGGACAAGTTGTAAGAGTTGTCCCTGTCCCGGAGACTGTCCATTGCCCAAAGGCCAAGAAATCAAGAAAAAAGCGGAGCTTTGCGGACAGGTGGATAACATTTTCTATATAGTACAAAAACATATAAAAATTATAGATAAAGGTGTCCTGTCCGAGCGTGTTTGCGCGCGTATAGGAAAAAGTGGGCCACCTGTCCCGTGGAGGATATCATATGAGAGAAAAACAGATTGAACGAAAACTGATGTTGGCGGTGAAGTCTATGGAAGGCATCGCGCCGAAGCTCGTATGCCCAGGCTTTGACGGGATGCCCGACCGCATCGTACTTTTACCGGGTGGTCACATCGGCTTTGTGGAAGTCAAGGCTCCCGGTGAAAGGCCCCGGCCCCAGCAGTTGGCGAGACATGGACTGCTCCGGGGCCTCGGCTTCAAGGTTTATGTGTTGGACGACACCGGCCAGATTGGAGGCATTCTTGATGAAATACGAACCACATAACTATCAGACCTACGCCATCGAATATATCGAGACACACCCCATTGCGGCAATCCTGCTTGATATGGGTCTTGGAAAAACTTCAATTACGCTGACAGCCATAAACGATCTTCTGTTTGACAGTTTCGAAGCACACCGTGTGCTTGTGATAGCACCCTTGAGAGTGGCACGGGACACATGGACCGCCGAAGCGGATAAGTGGGATCACCTGCGGAACCTCATCTGTTCCGTAGCTGTCGGCAATGAGACGGAACGCCGCGCAGCCCTTATGAAGTCCGCCGACATCTACATCATCAACCGCGAAAATGTCCAGTGGCTGATTGAAGAGAGCGGTTTGCCCTTTGACTTCGATACCGTGGTGGTCGATGAGCTATCTTCCTTCAAGAGCTATCAGGCAAAACGCTTCCGGGCACTGATGAAAGTCCGCCCAAAGGTCAAACGCATTGTTGGGCTGACGGGAACGCCCAGCAGCAACGGGTTGATGGATTTATGGGCAGAATTCCGGCTTCTGGACATGGGCCAGCGACTCGGCCGCTTTATTGGGCAGTATCGCACCAACTACTTCATACCGGACAAGAGGAACGGCCAGATCATCTACTCCTATAAACCGCTGCCCGGCGCGGAAAAGGCAATCTACAGCAAAATTGAGGATATCACGATCAGCATGAAGTCGACGGATCACCTGCAGATGCCGGAGCTCGTCAGAAGCGAATATGCGGTGCAGCTCTCCAAGGAGGAACAGGAACGCTACGATGATCTGAAGGACGACCTCGTGCTGCAGCTCCCAGACGGCGATATCACTGTGGCCAATGCTGCAGCCTTGTCAAACAAGCTCTCACAGATGGCAAATGGTGCTGTCTATGACGATGTCGGCAGCACAGTCCATATTCACGACCGCAAACTGGACGCTCTGGAGGATTTGATTGAGGCGGCAAACGGCAAGTCCGTGCTTGTGGCCTATTGGTTCAAGCACGATCTCGCCAGGATCTCCGAGCGGTTGCACAAGCTCCATATCCCGTTCTCCTGTCTCGACACGTCCGACAGCATCCGCAGATGGAACGCCGGCGAGCTGCCTGTGGCGCTGGTGCATCCCGCCTCTGCCGGGCACGGGCTGAACCTGCAGAGCGGCGGCTCCACCCTCATCTGGTTTGGGTTGACCTGGTCTTTGGAGCTCTACCAGCAAACCAACGCCCGCTTGTGGAGACAGGGCCAGACGGCGGATACCGTTGTGGTACAGCACATCGTCACGAAGGGCACCATCGACGGCCGAATGCTGAAGGCCCTCTCTGCCAAGGACCGCACTCAGTCGGCCCTGATCGACGCCGTGAAGGCCGACCTGAAAATCTGAGACAACCAACGACAATCCGTGCCAATCCGAGGACTACAAAAATTCGGAGGTACAGATTATGAACGACCCTTATGAGAATTTGGCGAACGCCATTGTTATTCAAGCGGTAAAAGACTACCGCGCCGCACTGCGCACGCTGGAGCGAAATCCGAAATACACCCCTGCGTTGCAGGATAAGTCGGAGGTGGAGCGCTTCTTCCGATCCGAATGGTATAAGCTGCTGACCTCCGTCGATGGAGAAATGCTGCTACGGATGCTGCGCGAGGAGGTGGCGTGAGATGAAGGCGAAAGAGTATCTGTCTCAGGCGTTCCGCTTGGATAACCGCATAAACAGCAAAATTGACCAGATCGCTTCGCTGAACGACCTCGCCACTAAGTGTACCTCGCACATGACCGGGATGCCCCGCAATCCCAGCCCTAGCAACTCCCAGATGGCGGACGCTGTTGCAAAGATCGTGGACCTAGAAGCGGAGATCAACCGCGACATCGACGCTCTGGTGGATATCAAGTGCGACCTTGTGAAGACCATCAAAGCCGTGGACGATATAGACTGTCAGCTTCTGCTGGAAGGACGCTACCTCTGCTATAAGTCCTGGGAACAGATCGCTGTGGATATGGGTTTCCGGGTGCGCCACGTTTATGAGGTACACAACGACGCTTTGAAAAAAGTAGAGAAAATCCTGTCCGCGCAGTAAAACGCACTGTTTCGCACAGAGCAAATGCGGTATCATTACAATAGGAAAACTGAATCCGGAGAGCCTCGCGGGAACAATCTCGCGGGGCTTTCTTTATGCCCGGAAAGGAGGCAGCCATGCCGCATAAACCTTTGACACCCTGCCGCTATCCCGGCTGCCCGAAGCTGGTGTCCGGCCGCTACTGTGAGGAGCATCAGAAGCTGGTCGACAAGCAGTACGAACAGTACGACCGCAATCCCGTGGAAAAGAAACGGTACGGCCGTGCGTGGAAACGCATCCGCGACAGATACATCGCCGTCCACCCTCTCTGCGAAGAGTGCCTGAAGCACGGCGTTTATACTCCCGCGACTGAAGTTCATCACAGGCTCCCGCTCTCTCGCGGCGGCACACATGTCGAGTTCAACCTTGAGGCGCTCTGCACGCCGTGCCACTCGAAGATCACTGCCGAGATGGGCGACCGCTGGCATGACCGTTGAAAATGGGACCAAAATGCAGTTCCACGAGGTCTGTATCACATTTTGCTACAGACCAAAACAAATACAAAAATCGCGAAAACATAATCACTTCGCGCTTGACCGGTAGGGGCGGTCGAAATCTCTGCGCGAATATCGCCGGGGAACGGGCGTGGGGCTTCGTGTTGAAAAACGCAGTTTCAAAGGGTTGAATAGCCCAAGTTAAAAAGGAGTGTGATGAATATGGCGAAGGATGGCACCTGTAGAGGCGGTGCCAGAGTCGGTGCTGGCGCCAAAAAGAAGCCTCTCGCCGATAAAATATCCGCCGGTAATCCGGGCGGCAGAAAACTGACGGTGATGGAGTTCACTGACGCGCCCGCGCTCGAAGGCTATGAAATGCCGGAGCCGAACAAGATGCTGTCGGCAGAGCAAAAGGACGGTACGACGCTTACCGCTGGTGAAATATATAAAAACACATGGACATGGCTAAATGCGCGTGGCTGCGCGGCGCTGGTTTCCCCACAGCTTCTGGAACGTTACGCCATGAGTGTGGCGCGTTGGATTCAATGCGAGGAAGCGGTGTCAAGTTTCGGCTTTCTGGCGCGGCACCCTACCACCGGCAATGCTATCCAAAGCCCGTATGTGGCGATGGGACAAAACTACATGAGCCAGACCAACCGCCTGTGGTATGAAATATTCCAGATTGTGAAGGAAAACTGCACCGGCGAATACAGCGGCGCGAATCCGCAGGATGATGTTATGGAGCGCCTGCTTACTGCGAGGAGGGGTAAATAGTGGACATACGGACATTAAAGCTGTCGGACTTGAATCCTGCAAAATATAACCCTCGCAAAGAGCTAAAGCCGGGCGACACAGAGTTTGAAAAGCTTAAGCGCTCCATCGAGAGCTTCGGATACGTCGAGCTCATCATCGTAAACGAGGCGACGGGCTTCGCGGTCATTTCTGGGCATCAGCGGCTTTCGGTTTTGAAAGCACTCGGTTATGACAGCATGGAGTGCATCGTGGTGAGTCTTGATGCCACCCGCGAAAAGGCGCTCAACATCGCCATGAACAAGATCTCCGGCGAGTGGGACACGAAGAAGCTCGAAAATCTGCTGTCAGATTTGAAAGCAGAGGATTTCGATGTGACGCTGACCGGCTTCGATACCAGCGAGATCGGACTCATGCTCGGCGTCGATGATGAAATCGTTCAGGACGAAGTGCCGGAGATCGAGGCTGACGCTCCGACAATATGCCAGCCGGGTGAGCTATGGCAACTCGGTCGGCATCGCTTGCTCTGCGGCAGCAGTACGGATAGAAAAGATGTAGCGTTGCTCATGAATGGTCAACACAGCAAGCTGCTGTTCACCTCACCGCCATACAGCGATATGCGTGAGTACAACGGCGGTAAAGACCTGTCTGTTGAAAGTATCGCGCAGTTTATTTCTTGCTACGAACCGTTCACGGCGCTACAAGCAGTCAACCTTGGCATCCAGCGTAAAGACGGTGAAATCTATCCCTATTGGAATGCCTACATCGATACGGCGAAGAAAGCTGGTCTGAAGCTGCTGGCGTGGAATGTGTGGGATAAGCTGACCTGCGGCAGTGTTGGACAGCAAAGCGCAATGATACCGATTCGGCACCTGCTACATTATGGAGCTCGACGCGCACTACTGCGACGTTATCATAAAACGCTGGGAGAATTTCACCGGAAAAACCGCTGTGAAAATAGAAAGGAAAAACTGATATGACTACTTACAAAACCGCCGAAAGTGTATGCATGGGGCACCCGGATAAGCTGTGCGACCTCATCGCCGACAGCATTCTGGATGCCTGTCTCAGAAAAGATAAATCCGCTCGCGTCGCCTGCGAAGTAATGGCGACCAAGGGAAAAATCATCGTTGCGGGCGAAATAACCTGTGACGGCAAAGTGGATATCCGTTGGGAGGTGCGCGAAGTCCTCCGAAAGGTCGGCTACAATCCGTGGAAGTTTACTGTCTTTGTGTTCGTACACAAGCAGAGCGCTGACATCAGCGCAGGAGTGACCACTGCGCTCGAAGCCAGAAATGGCAGCGAGGAACGTTACGCTTCCATTGGCGCTGGCGATCAAGGCACTGTTTACGGTTACGCCACCAACGAAACCCGCGAGATGCTGCCGCTTCCTCTGGTGTTGGCGCATCGTATTTGTAAACGCGTAGATACCGTCCGCAAGGATAAAATCGTGAAAGGCATTCTGCCGGACGGCAAGGCGCAGGTCACGGTCGAATACGAGGATGAAAAGCCGAAGCGTGTGAAAACAATCGTAGTTTCCGTTCAGCATG